TAAGTATAGCAATTTAAGGAATTTGCGTAGTAAATCCAATACATGGAAAATATACGCACCAGTTGAATATTATAGCAAGAAATTTGGACTTGACCCACAACTAGTCTATGCAATGATATATGCTGAGTCTACTGCAAATCCATATGATGCTACAAAAGACCCGACGGGTGGATATGGACTTATGCAGTGTGAAAGAGGTACTTATTTCAATAAGAAAATGAAAATCAAATATTTAGATGGCAAAGTTGAATATTTTACACCGACTTACTCTAATATGAGACCCAAATCTTGTGGGACTAAGATTATTAATGGGGTAAAGGTGGATAAGGCTATATGCAATCAGATAATGGTCGGGTGCAATGAAATGAGAGCAAGACTTGAAGAATACCATTGGAATATACTTGCGGCTCTATGTGGATACAATCTAGGGATAGGCGGTTTTCAATGGGTAGTCATGCATTATATAAGAGATAGATACAAATTAAGTATATATGTGTCACCAAGTGGTAAAAGTTCATTGTTGTATAAACAATCTGCAGCAGTTAAGAAGAAATACTGGGAAGTAATCGACACAATGCAGGCACCTTGGAAAGACTATAGAAAGAAATATAAACAAGTAACCGGATGGGGTACACCTACTAATATAGAGTGGTATCTTAGATGGTACAAGGTAGTAGATGGACAATTACCATACTGCATTGATAGTAAAGGTAAAAAAAGAGGGTATGGAGCAGTAAAACCAGCCACTTCTAATAAGAGTGCAGAAGCTACTGCCGTCTCAACTGAATCCTCTATGACTAGAGCAGCCAGTGTTAAAAATGCGCCTACATGGAAAATAAGCGGTAACACTACAACTAAGAAGGGTGTGGCTGAAAATGTTAGAAAGAAAATAGTCAATAAGGCTAGAGAAATTTGTGAATTACACCAGAAATATAAAAAAGCTACTTACTATGCAGGAGCTTGTATATATGATGATAGTAAAAGATATAGAGTTAGTGGAACTATACACGGTATTAAAAATCCATACTGTTATGTGTGTTCTTCTCTTAGTTCATGTGCATACCTATATGCCGGACTTAGAAGTGTAACTGCTAAATATGGTGGAGCCAATTGTGCCTACGGTACTTTAGTAAAAAGTGCTACAAAATATAGTGGATATACGTTAAAGAAACTAACAAGTAAAACAATTAATGAATTATTACCTGGAGACTTAATTATGCTAAGTAATGCGACTGTACCTTCAAATGTAACAGTTGCATGGGCATCAAAATCAGGTGGAAATAGTAAATATGCCACTGCCGGTACTCACCACGTAGTTGTGTATTGTGGAAAAGTAAATGGTAAACGTATGATAGCCCATGCTAGTGGTGGTCATAAATGGCCTAGAGCTATAAGATACGAGGACATGAGTATAACATATAGTTCAAGAGGCAGTATGTCTCATTGGTATACACATGGTATAATACTTAGACCGTGGGATTTAGCAAGAGCCGATAAAGAGGCAAAAGTAAAAGACCAATCACCTACAAAACCAACACCTCCAAAAGACCTAACAGACGACCCGGATGGAACAACTTACGAAGTTACTTTCAAAGGACTTAACAGTGCCGCACCTAAAGACTTTGTAGAAGGAGGAAATCTTATTACTAATATCACTATTAATGGAGTTACAGACAAAACACCATATCCTAAAACTGTAAGCCATGTAATGTTAGCATTTGGAGTACCTTCTATAACAGATAATATTGAGAGTGTAGTAGAGGACTATACATCACTGATAAAAGCTTTACTTAAAAAGTATCCAAAGAAACCTATATTTGTATGTGAGGAATGCCATTTAACAAGTGCTTATGGAAGTGATTATAAGAATATGAATACATTAATAAATGATTTCAATACAATGATGCTTGATTACTGCAATAAGACAAAATATGTAATATTTCTAAGGAAACCAAAGGATATGTGTAATACTAGTGATAAAACATTGTGGTTAAGTAGTCTAACTTCAAACAGTTGGACTATGAAGGATAAGGCTAGTACTCAAACTTATTATAAGGAATATAAGAAAAAGATATTATACTTTGGAGATGGAGCAGATTGGGAAAGTAATAGCGTAACTAGTAATAAAATGTTGGATAGCCAGCGTGTTTATACTTATAATAAACCAATGACAAAACTACAATTTAGAGTGCCAGCAACTTCATCCACTAATTATAATGATAGTTACTATGCTCGTATTATATTTACTACTGCCAAAGGATTTAAGCTAATACAACCTGACACGGTATATTTGGAAGGTGTTGACTGTAAGAATGGTGTATTAATACCAAAAGTAAATACTACTTACATTGTATCCGTATATTATAATCCTGATACTACAATTAGTGATAAAGCATACCTTGGAAGTGTTGGAGCTAAGAAAAAAGGCAGTAATTATGCACAACCACTATTCAAATACGCCTCAGATCTGGTTAAAATCGCCAATAGTTACTACACTAATAATAGTAAGTTCAGTTATAATAGTACAACTCCTTGTGACTTCAAGAATCCAAGCGAAAATATCAATAAATGGAAAGTAAATGGTAAGTACCAAATAGATGATAGTTGTTTCCTTAATTATGTATTAACAGGTTGGACTTATGATAAATCACCATATGGCAATGAAAAGAAAACTAATAATAATAGAAATAATAATGTTAGTTGGGCAATACCAAGTACTAGAGATGAGGCTGATATAGGAAAATATTTTGTACAAAAGAATTGGGTAGTAGATGTGGCAGATTTAGAAACATTTAAGAACTTAGCCATCGGAGATATTATATTTATGGATGCAGATAGTAAAAATAATGGTCATTTTATGGCCATATCTCATACTGCTATAGTAGTAGAAAAAGACAAAGATGGTGACTATGTGGCACTTGAATGTACTAATGGATTATCAAGTGGAGTATTTAGAAAAGTAAAGGTTAAAAACCTTGCGAGTAAGAATATATTATTTGTCGGTAGATTTATGATAGGATAGGAGGGATTTACGTGGTTGGTGATGGACAAGAGCACGTTGAGAGACCCATATATGATGATGACGGTGAGATGATTGTGTGGCCAACACTAGATGAGGATATGGAAGAATTTGCAGAGGAACCGGAAGTAGCTACTGTTGCTGCTTCCGATAGAGCTGCGGAAGATGATACATATTATGAAGTACCTGACACTGTAGAAGATGACCAAGATAGAATTGATGTACAAGTTGAAGGTATAGAAGACGAAGAATGCGAGGATCCCAAAATAGGTGATATCCAACAAGCCGGAGAGGATTATAATGAGGCTATGGATACAATTGTCGGTATATTAATGCAGGCATTAAGTACAGAAGAAATGACAGATCAAATGAGTGCAGACCTACAAGATGCAACCATCAACATGGAAACTGCTAAGCAAACAATAACTGACTTGTGTGGTGACCCTGAAACAAAAGTATTACAAACTGACCCCGATACTAAAATTCCACAAGACCTACAAGAATTGTTGGAAACACTTACAAAAGATGGAAAGGCTCCATGGCTATATATAGATGATGATGGGCAATTATTATTAGACGGTGAGAGCGTACCAAAATTAAAAGTAATTGAGTTAGAGGCAGAAAAGATAAAAGCTGATTATGGGGAGTTCAAAGACCTTACTACTAAAAACTTCACGGCAGTAAACGCCAAAATTGATAATTTAGATGTCGGTAATTTAGATGCAGTTAATGCCACTATAAAAAACCTACAAGCTGATTTAGCACATATTGGGGTATTGATTGGTAATAGTGCGACTATAAAAGATATACAAAACTTGTTATTGACATCTAAAAATACAACTATTGAGAATGCTCTAATAAAAGACGCTATGATTGATACTGTTAGTGCCAATAAAATTAATACGGGTACAATTAATACTAATAATGTAAGTATTCAGAGTGATGATGGTTCTATGTTATTGCAAGGTAATTTGCAGCAATTTAAAGACAAGGATGGCAATGTACGTATTCAAATAGGTAAAGATGCTAAGGGAGATTTTACATTTACATTATATGGAGCAGACGGAAAAGGACAACTTATTAATCAGAATGGTATCCAATCAAGTGATGCTATAAAAGATGGATTAATAGTAAATGCTAAAGTAGCAGACA